TGTCTGATGGGGATGGGAATCCGAGGGCTTGGATTGGTGCTGGTAATAATAATGATTTGTTTAGAGTTGGAACAAACGACACTTCTACGCCCGGTTTTATGCACCAAATTGCTTACAGCCAAACAAGCCGTGCTGTTCTTGGGATTACAAACCTTGTTAGTGGAGCAAATCCAAGCGGCCTAGGCATTTCTTATCCTAATAGTGGCAATACATCAGGCACCGATACTTACTTGTCCTGTAGTAATAACGCAGGCTCAAGAGCGTATATCAAAAATGATGGTGGTTTAGCAAACTATTCTGCAAACAACCAAAACTTATCCGACCGCAGAGAGAAAGAAGACTTTGCTGAAGCAGGTAATTATTTAGACAAAATCTGTGCAATTCCAGTTCAAACATTCAGGTATATAGAAAGGGACGTAAACGATACCGCATTTACTTTGGGTGTTGTGGCACAAGATGTACAAGCTGTAGCACCTGAGTTAGTTACAGAATCTAACTGGGGGTTAAAAGAAGACCCAAGAATGAGATTGTCTGTTTACCAAACAGATTTGCAATTTGCATTGATGAAGTCCATCCAAGAACTAAAGACAATCGTTGACGCACAAGCCGCAGAGATTACCGCACTCAAAGCAAAGTAAGGAGAAAACCATGTCAGAAACCATCACTCCAACAGAAATTGCAAAGCACTACAGTGCCGCAATGGACTCAGTAAACCTGATTAACGCTGGAAAACCTAGCGATTGGAGAGGAACAGACCTTGATTGGGTAGACACTTTGGCTCGTAACAAAGAGCATCTAAAGATTATGCTTGCCAAGGATTACTGGACAACTGAGAACTTGACTCCTTTGGAAACCGCCTCAAATGCTTGAGGATACTGATACTCGCTTGGCCGTGCATGAGGCGATATGCACAGAGCGCTACAACAACATTGAGCGCACCTTGCGTGATGGTGAAAAGCGCATGACCAAGATTGAGTACTTGTTGTATGCAGTGATTGCCTGCGTCTTGCTAGGCCCTGGCACTGCAGCCACGTTCATCCATAAGTTCTTTGGTCTATAAGATGTGGATCCATTCTCTCTTCTCATGCTGGCACAAGGTGCGTTCAGTGCTATCAAGCAGGGGTGCGATTATTTACACCAGGGCAGGATTGCTCTGGACTCAGCTAAGAAGACAGTCGATGGAGCGTTGGCAGATGTCAAGGCCATCAAGGGTATCTTTGATTGGTTCATTGGCCTCTTCATATCAAAGCCTAAAGTTGATATTGCAAAGCCTCTTGCTAAAGCAGCAGCCAAGTCAAAGCCAACAGCTGCAGCCAAGCAACAGCAATCCTATGAGCAGCTCGAACTTGAACTCATTAAGTCAGTCGGAGAAAACATCGGAATCCTCTTTGACACCCAGCAGCAAATCACCACGTATTACCAAGAGCTTGAAGAAACCTCTAAAACAAACTACAACCCAGACCAAAACACCAGCAAGAAAGCGATCGAGCGAGCATTGATTGAATTGCAGCTGGAGAAGTTAATGGAGCAGACCAGAGAGGCGATGGTCTATGCGCCAGCAGAATTGAAAGATCTGTATACCAGATTCTTGAAGATGTATGGGCAGATTGAAAGAGAGCAGGCGTGGGCTAGAGCAGAGATGATTCGCAGGGCTAGGTTAGCTAGGTGGCGTAAAGAACAGGAAGAGATCAGGCATATTGAGTTGATGAGCGGGGGCATTGCGGTGATGTTCATATCAATATTTTTTGGATGGTTTATGTGGGCAATACAAAACTTGTCTGGTGGATTTTGATGGCAGTCATGCTGTGTGTTGTTGTGGGTGCTACATCAGTGGCATATATTGAGACTCTCTATATGAAAGCCCAGCTCAAGAAAGAGATCAAAGAACTGCGAAAGCTCAAGCAAGAACTGAAAGAGAGCAAATGAGATATCTATTGTTGCTGTTACTGCTGACTGCCTGCGATGATCGCTACCGATATTGGTGCCAGGATCCTAAGAACTTTTCTGCCAAGCGATGCCAGCGCCCTGATTGTCTTTTTACCCAGGATTGTCCTGATTACCTTGTAGCCCCAGTACTGGAGAAATCAATTGTCCAACCCGCACCGATTCCAAGTCAACCGTCTTCTGACTCAGGAAGAAATTGAAATTAGAGTTTGGGCCTTTGTGGTCCTACTTGTCACTTTCATTCTTGCTGGCATTGTGATGTTCATGCTGTACAGCCTGGCCTTTGTTGTGCAGCCAATCAAGTCTATGGCGCCTATAGACCAAGCGTTTGCCAAGATGCTCAATGACATTGTGCTGCTCATTGTGGGTGGCATTGGTGGCGTGATGTCTCGCAAGGGTGTGCAGACTATTGCTGACAAGGTATCTCAAGCAAGTAACCCAACACCACCTATCCCGCCTGCTCCAGCTGCAGCGCCTGCTACTTCTACCTGGTCAGCACCAGCTGGTGGATTGCCTGCATGGGTGAACCCAGTACTTGATGAAGAGTGGAGAGCGCCACCACCACCGACTACACCACCTGACTACGTTGATCCAGCCAAGGAAGAGATCGCACAGGAACGTGCAGCAGCGAGGTCTGAAACATGATCCCAAACCCATGGCTAATTATTGGAGCCATTGTCATGGCCATCAGCGTGTACTTCTATGGCCACCACAAAGGATGGGCAGAGCGTGACCAGGAGATGCAAACAGAGATCGCTGCCAAGAATGAAGAGGCTCGCACTAAAGAGCAAGAGCTAACCAAACAACTCAACGACAACTCAACCAAGTTATTGGAGGCCAACAATGCCATCACTGAAAAACAGTCTTCTCTTAATCGTCTTATCCGCACTAGTAGCTTGCGGATCCAAACCCCAGGTTGTATACAAGCCAGTGCAAGTACCGCCCCTGCCAGCGGAAGTAGCAGCCAAGCGGGAAGTGAATCTGACCGAGAGACTCTCCTCGCTATTGCAGAAATCGTTGCCCAAGGAGACAGGAACACAGCCCAGCTCAACGCCTGCATCGACAGTTACAACAAAGTGATGGAGGCCGTAAATGTTAAACGCTGAGAAACTAGCCAAGCTGCACATCGGTGCTGACTGGGTTGATCCACTTAATGAAACCTTTGAGCGCTTTGGAATTTTTAGCCAGAATCAGCAGGCTACATTCATTGGCCAGTGTGGCCATGAGTGTGGAAACTTCAGAATCCTGGAAGAGAATCTAAATTACAAAGCTGTAACGCTAATGAAGTTGTGGCCTAAGAGATTTCCTACACTGGAGGTGGCCAATGGCTACGCTGGAAACCCTAAAAAAATTGCAAATCAAGTCTATTCTTCTCGCATGGGTAACCGTGACGAAAATAGTGGTGACGGTTATCGCTTTAGGGGTAGGGGTTGTATTCAGCTTACTGGTCACTCTAATTATTTCCACGCTGGTAAAGCGCTGGGCGTGGATTTTGTTATGGACCCTGATCTTGTTGGCACTCCTAAATATGCTGCCCTTACAGCTGGATGGTTTTGGTCTACCCACAAGCTCAATGCTCCAGCGGATGCCCTTGATCATGCCAAGGTAACCAAGATTATTAATGGCGGGACAATAGGCCTGGAGGATCGCATCAAGCACACCCAGCAGGCCTTGTTAGTACTGGCCTAAGTGGCAGCACCCAACGCAGCAATGCGCTGTTGATGGCCAGCAATGTGGCGCACACGTTTGGCCATGTCAACTGCCTGGATGGTTGAGTCATTGGCATCACGTAACTCACGTAACTTAGTCATGCGCTCACGTGGCTTGATCTTCTGACTGGATGCTATCTTCTCGCAGAAGATCTCATACGCATCTTGCCACTCTTCTAGTGTGGCGTGGGTACTGTGCGGTAGATCTTTGCCAGGCAAAACAATAGCAAACTTACCAGCTGCAGGCGGTGGCGCTGGTGGCTCGATGGCCAACTCTTCAAAGGGTGGGTGGTCAACGATCTCTACTTCACCAGTCTCTACATCTGGCGCAGTGAACTCTACAGCTGGTGCTGGTGCTGGCGCCTGCAATACGTCTAGCGGATTGCGTGGCGTGATGTCTTTGGGTGGGCGCTTAGTCTCCTCTGGATAGTCTTGCGCCTCTTCCACGCTGATCAAACCTTTGAGTACATCTGGATATGCATCACGCAAAGCGAAACCCCTCGCCCTCATCTGCAGCATTCGCTTGGGGTATGCCTGCCATGGACCCTGCTTGCCCCACAGGCCTGCACGTTTAGCATCTTCAACTGAGAAACGCACGGTGACTGGCGCCCTGCCCTTGCGCCTGGCCACACACACGGCCACTGGGTTTGGCGTACCCTCATCTTCAATGCTTTCCTCTACGCCCTCACACACTGGGCTGGCCTGCACTAGCGCCATCATGGCGTCACCGTAGACCGATGGCTTGCCATTGATAACAGCGATGTTTTGCAAAGCCTGCATTGGGGCTAGACCCATCTCCATGCCCCACTGAATGCAGACCATGATGTCTTGTGGCTTACCCATGTACTGCTTGGGGACCATATTGCTGTTGGCCAGCATCTCCGAAAACTGTATGGCCTCGGTGACCGTAGCTGGCGCAAAGCCCTGGCGATTAGTAAGACTGCTCATTTAGATTCCTTGATTGTTAAAGTTGACTGGCGTATTGTGTAAGCCTCTTTGGCTGGCACGGTCTTCTCTGGCTGCGCTTTGTAGCTGCGAGTTGGCCAGCTAATGGTGTAGCTACCAGCAATGCCCTTGGTTGACTTGCCCATCAATTCTTTGATGCCATCTTCATCTGCAGCAATTGACTGCTCTAGAATTTTTAGCTGCAGTTTGTTATCCATGATGCGTTGCGCCAGCTCGGTGGCCTCGGCATCTAGCAAGACGGTGTCTTCTACTACTGGATAGGCGCCACGTGCGTCTGGCCACTTCTCGCCTGCCTGCGGTGGGTAGTAGTCAATCGAGCCAGTCTCTTTGAAGTTATCCAGGCGGGACTGGAAGTCTGTGGTTACCCTGGCGATGCTGTCCAGCGTGGCCTGGTGCGGAGCAAAGATAAACAGACGCAATTGAGTGCCTTTGTAGAGTGTGGCCAGCACACCCCATTTGGCCTGCATGATGTCCATCTGAGCTTGCAGCTGGATGGGGCCACGCCACAGGGGTGGCGTATCTTCTGGCTCCATGGCGGTGAGCTTGGCCTCTAACACACCAACTCCATCGAGGGTGATCGAGTCCTGGCCGACAACATAGATGCCATTGTCTGGATCGCTGACGATAACCTGGCCACGGCCTTGGGCGCTGCCATCGAGACTGCAGCACAGTGGCAGACTGATGTGAAAGAACGGTTTGTCGTGATCAATAACTACGTCTGTGAGCAGCAAGCGCTTGGCTGCCTCACGCAAGATCAAAGGCTCCAGCTGGTTGCCCCAGTCCATGGATTCATTGCCGATGTCTGGGCGCTCTTTGCCCTGGATGGCATTGATTGACATTTCCAATTCGTCATTGGGCGTGTTGTACTTGGACATACCCATGACTGAAGATAGGCGGGATGCTGACAGCATGGTGTCAGGCGTGACTTTGTTGACCATTAAAGGACTCCTTGAGTTGATAGATGCGGATGATGCGAGCGTGAGCCTGCGGGTGGGTGGCCTCGGTAAAACCTACGGCCTTAAACTGCTTGCCTTTGAAGACAGCACCCAGTACTGATGGGTGCATCTCTGCAGGCAGAGCAAGATTTTGTCTAATGTCATTGATGCTGACGCTGCCTTGTGCCTGACAGATCTGTACGGCCAGCGCTCTCGCACGTGCCAGAAAAGTAGCATCACGCTGCTCAAATAGATTGAGCTGGGCATCACGTATGGTTTGTCCTACGGTCATGCTTGCCCCTTAGTGTCGTTGGTGGTTTCTTTTGGGAACCGACACTGTTCATGCCAAACTTGTTCGGGTGCATCTGAATAGTAGCGATCTCCAATTTCAAACAATCCATTACACGCTTGGCATCGATATCTTCCTTTTCCAGTTATGCACTTGCAGTTCTCTTGCAATTGGCAATATCTTAAACAACGATATGTCATGCTTGCCCCTTACTGAGTGAGCCAGACAACAAGCAAGGCCACGACACCAAGCACATAGATAGCTTTGTCGTAAGGCATTACAAGCAATTTAACTGGGGGATTTATCAATGAATCCTGAATGCGTAATTCATCGAGCGACATAGTGTGGCGTTTGGCAGGCTCATACCGTGAGCCTATGGCCACTTTGCCAGTGTTGTACGGTGTGGTCTTACGCATGGCTAAACTCCTTGAGGTTGATGTTAAGACGTTTGATAAGGGCGTTGACCTGGCTGGCTGCCCACTCGGTGTTACCACGTGGGGTTTGAACGCCACGAGTAGACAACTCTGCAGCCAGGTTACGCAAGGTGCTGGCGCCTGAGATAGCAATCACGTCACGCAGGGTTGGGGCGATGCGGTCTGCATAGCTGTTAGCACGTGCCTGGATGGCAGCATTGCCTGCTGCAGAGCCGATTTCTGGTGTTGGGCAACCCAGTACTACACCACGTGCTTTGGCTGCTTGCAAGGCCTGTTTAGTGCGCTTGCTGATCTCTTCACGCTCATGCTGTGCAACCACTGCACGAACACCGAACTCCAGAGTGCCAGCATTGGGCATATCAGCTGCGATGATGTCCACGCCTGCTTTGCGTAAGGTCAACAGAAAAGCTGCATCACGTGAGAGGCGATCGATCTTGGCGATCAGGATGGCAGCGCCTTTGCGTCTGCACAGATCAAGTGCAAGCTCCAACTGTGGGCGGTTGTCGATCTTGCCAGACTCGATCTCGGTGAACTCACCGATAATGTCTGCCTCATAAGAGCTGACCAGCTGGCGCTGTGACTCAAGGCCAAGGCCAGAGTGACCCTGCTTGGCGGTAGATACACGGTAGTAGGCTACGTATTTCATTTGAACTCCTGTTTCTCGGTGGTTCACGATATCACTGTGATATCGCTTGTGAGTATTCTAAACCCAAATAAATCAACTATTTTCTAGGTGTTTACCCTAGTGCCAGTTTAGCCTGGTGGATCTAGCGTATATCATCGCTTGCATTGTGCAATCATCCTACATCAGACCATGAATAAAACACCTAAGCAGCCAATCTTTGTACGCATACGGCCAGAGACATTGATCATGCTAGACCGTGCCTGCAAGGCGCAAGCACGTAGCAGATCGCAGATGATTGATATGGTCTTGCAAGAGACGTTGACCAGGCAGTATGCGGATCTGAGTGTGCGTTTGAATAACTTAATAGGAGCGCAAGCATGACACCCAAAGAGGCAACCAAGCTGTTAGACATGGCCAAAGATGGTGATGACATAGACGGTGAAGAGATCCCAGCGGAAGTGATCACCGAGGCGCTTGAATGGACAGATGATATCGAGGCATATGATCCACCGTGCGAGGCAGTCGAGGCCTGGGTAGAGAAGATGCGTAGGAAGGGTGTATTTTGATTACCACCGTACTAGCAATTGATCTCGGCACACGCACTGGCTGGGCAGCGCTCACGCAGGGCAAGGTTGTGCATGGCTGGGTAGATCTCAAGCCAAAGCGCTTTGAAGGTGGCGGTATGCGCTTTCTCAGGTTCAAGCAATGGCTCGGTGAAGTAAGCGCCAGCGTTGGAGAGATCCAGGCGGTTTACTTTGAGGAGGTTAGGCGCCACCAGGGAGTTGATGCAGCTCATGTTTATGGTGGTTTGATGGCCACACTGACTGCCTGGTGCGAACACCACCAGATCCCTTACAGCGGTGTGCCAGTCGGGACTATCAAGCTCCATGCTACTGGCAAAGGCAATGCAAACAAAGATGCCATGGTGGCTGCCATGCAGGCCAAAGGCCACCCAGTAACAGACGATAACGAGGCCGATGCCCTGGCCATATTGCATTGGGCGATGGAGCAAGACACATGAGAAAACCAATTGGCATCACGTACCCATCACGCATACAAACTGAGACGCCAGAAGAGCATGAGGCATTCAACCAGGTTGAGCGCAACAGCAAGGTCAAACAAGAGATCTTGCGTAACCCAAGCAAGGAGGCAAAGCTGCTGCTGGAAGTAGCGCTGCTGACTGACCTGGTGCGAGAGCTTGCTGACCGTGTGCGCCAACTGGAGGGCAAGCAATGAGTAACATTATTTTGATTTCAATACTCGCATTCTTGGCTGGCCTTGTTGTGGCCTTTATTGGCATAGCACTTCTTGTATTTTTGAGCTACCAAGATGAATAAGACCAAGGATTACATAGCGCTCTATCGGGATGAAGATGGCGTTGTAGTTGGCAGCGAGACAGTTAACCATGAGGTCAGACAGTGGCTGCAGACCATAGAGGAATTAAAGCTGGCGCTGTACACCGAGATGCACAAGGTTCAAGACTACAAAGATCTGCTGGACGAGACACGCAAGATCACGTTAGAGCTGGCCAAGAAGATCAATCAGGGAGCTGGTCAATGAAGTGTCCTATCTGCAACGCATGGACGCTAGTCAAAGACACACGTAAACGTGAAGGCAACATCACCATCAGGCGGTATGAATGTGGCAACTTGCACACGTTTAAGACTACCGAGCAGATCACCCAGATCCTGGACGCCACTCACATGGAGCAGCTGAAGTTAGCTAGGATTGCTAATTTATCCAAGCACAGCAGAAACCGCAAGAAGGCCAGCAATGCATGAAGACCAGGCATATCTACAGGAAGGCCAGCAATGCGCCCTCACCCAGCCTGGAATGCCTGCTGATGGCGTGTGGCAGAGAGTTGTTAACGACTTGGGAAGTCTTGCGGGACAAGGAGTTGATCGAGAGGCATCTAAGTCAGCTAGACGCTCTATATGGCGCAAACGCAGAGGCCAAGGTCAGAGCGTATATGCACGAGATAAAGAAGAGCGAGCGTAGGTGATGAAGTACTTATCTGTTTGTAGCGGTATTGAGGCAGCAACTGTGGCATGGCATCCATTGGGATGGCAGGCAGTTGGTTACTCAGAGATTGAGAAGTTCCCATCTCAGGTGCTGGCGCATCACTATCCAGACGTCACTAACTACGGTGACATGACTAAATTTAAGGAGTGGTCAATTGATTCAACTGTCGATCTTCTCGTTGGAGGAACCCCTTGTCAATCATTCTCAGTCGCAGGACTTAGAAAGGGATTGGATGATCCACGTGGCAACCTCATGCTTACCTATCTTGCCATTGCTGACAAATTTAAACCCAAGTGGCTTGTATGGGAAAACGTCCCTGGCGTCTTGTCATCTAACGAAGGAAAAGACTTTGGAGTCTTCCTCGGGGCGTTGGGGGAACTCGGGTATGGGTTCGCCTACAGGGTTCTTGACGCTCAGTACTTCGGAGTGGCCCAAAGACGCAGACGTGTGTTCGTTGTCGGATACCTTGGAGACTGGAGACGTGCAGCAGCGGTACTTTTTGAGCGCCATAGCCTGTCTGGGGATCTTGCGCCGCGCAGAGAAAAGAGGAAAGGTGCTACCGCCAGCGTTGCATCAGGCGTTGCTGTCAGTGACTACGAAGTCGCAGGAACACTTGACAAGGGAGTGCCAGGTCGAGGCATAGGTCACAACGGGAACTATGACTCACAAGTTGTGTCAATAGCAAAACAATG